GAGAGATTTTGTATTTGGATATCCAACTGGACTCCAGTTAATAACTCTACCGTCTGTATCCAATTCTATAACAACCAATCTAGCCGTTACACCACCACCATCTGTTTTTGCATACATAGAAAATTCAAATTTTTCACCAATTGACGCGGTTACAAATCTAGCATCTCCAGTATCAACATTTATAATTCCATCCGGATTCCTATATGGATACGAATAAGTTCTACTACCTGGATTATTTTGAGTAACTTTTATAGATGTTGCTCCACTATGAGCATCAGTACTAAAACTAGAACTTCCGTTTGCCCATGCCTTAAATGGTACTTGTAATGATCCAGTTTCGAAATTATTATTAGTAAATAAATCTTCCGATACTGTATTCTTAGTTAACAGTACAGACCAATAATCCCCATTATAAAATGGAAGTGGTTCTGTTGAGGCTGTTATATATCCTGAAGATCCACTTAATGAGAATGATAATCTACCTATATTATCAGAAGATGCATTATCTTTGAGATATATTCCCAGTTGATCTCCTGATGTTCCATTACCAGTCTGTACAAGAGTCATATCAGAACTAGATACTGCTTTATATCTAAACTCAACAGTATTTGGAACTTGAGTTCCACCCAATCCCAACGAATCTGACCAAGAGCTAGATACATATTGGGATGATTTAAAATCTAATGCCTTACTAAACTTCCTACTAGTTTCATAAATTGGCTCTACTTCGGTGATAGTAGGTCCACCATATTCTCTAACTCTCAATATTGTAGATGGAATTCCATAACAGTTTATTAGTCCACGTAAAGCTTCTACGGTTCCTTTTGATTTCAAAAAGAATGGCATATTTGCAATAATTCTTTTCCATATTTCACGTGAAATATCCTGTAGTGATGAACTTGCATAAAGTGATGTAGATTTATTAACAGGGTCTACCGATTTACCAAAATAAAATTTATCCAGTTTAGCTAAATCATACCCATCTTGTAAATTCCAACCAAATCCCTGAGCTACTGAATATACTAATTGCTTTGATAATCCCTTATCTAATGCTTCATCAATACTATAAATTTGACCAAATTCATCGATATAATTTTTTAAATTATCAAAATGATGTCCTACCATATCCACAAATGTCACAAAATCATTATTTCCCATATCATCTCGTATATGATCAGGTAAATGATATATAAGTCTATCTATATTGTCAGTATCATAATTAGAAGCGCTGGTATTATTTAAATTATACCATTCGACCCCCTGAGATGATGATACTTCATATAATGTATATGGCTTAGTATTATTTTGCTTAGGCCAAGACGCATCATAATAAATTCCGGCACTTCCAGACGAATATGAAGAACTATTAAAATACAAATATCTTTCATACCCATCAAAACTATTTACAACTTCACTATTTGCAATTTCCCATCTAGTTGCATCAGTTCCTGCATTTTCTATTGTAGTATTTGGATCATTTCCCAAATATCCTGTATCATAATATGTGCCTGCAATTGATTGACTGTAAGCGTTATGTAATTCTATCTTTTCCAATTTAGTTTTAAAATTGTCCAATCGTTTCTTAGCGGAACTAAATTTAATAAAATTGTCTAAATTAGAATAGTCAATATTTAATTGCACTCTATTTATGGATCCACTAACAATATCTCGTTCTATATCTTGGGATAAAGAACTACTAGTCAGAAGTAAATCATCATACGATTGATATTCGGTCTGTCTATGCCTAACTATAGGCTCTGAATTATTTCCAGTAGAAGAATTTGGCAATCTCAAAATTGTAGTGGGAATAATTGGGTCTATAAAATTAACTAAATTTATAGCATATGATTGAGGATCCATTACATCCCTAACAAAATATATATCGTCCCCAATTTGTACATTTTCATTTACTGGATTTAAAAATTTAACAAACATATCATCATCACTACCCGCAGTATTTAAAACTGAATGTAATGAAGATTGACCTATAACTGCGCTAAAAGATAAATCCAATATTTCTCTCTTTTTAGCAGTCAATATAATTTTTTTAATATCAGTATTTAATGATTCATACTCAATTCCATATTTTTTAGCATAATTTTCAGGAGTTATATTAATAGAAAAATTGTCAACTTTATCACCAATTCCAGTATATGGTTTTGTTGGGTCTGTAATCTCACCAGTATTCAATTGAAAATTTTGTAAATCTGTTATCAATGGAGCGTAACTATATTGTGTGGTATTTGTAACAGATTCCACATCTTTAAAATACAATGTAGAAGATGAATTTGGATCCATATATCTATATTCAGCTAAAATAGTATCTAATATTACATTAGCATTAAACTCTGAACCATCCTCCGGTATTACTGTAACACCATCAATTACTTCAGTATATCCAGAATCTAATCTGTCTTGAAGAAAATTAAATAATATCAATTTATTTGGTAGTTTATTCCCAAATGTTTCATGAAAAAATAATCCGCTGGCATTAGTATTAAACCAGTTTTTGAACGATGGTGTGAAGGCAACTCCACTAATATAAGACATTTCGTTATCGCGATCATCTTGATCACGATCATCGGTAAAATTAGTAGAAGAATTTTTTGTATCAAATATAAAAATTGAAGATGGGGCATTTGGTATTAACGAATCTTGAATTGTAGCATTTGAAAATTCTTGTAATTTAGACGCGTTTGATGCTATAGATAACGGCATTCCTGTAACTAAATTATTTGGATATAATACATTACCATCAGAATCTACTTCTAATCCTTCCGCATTTAAAACCCATTTACCATCAGTAGATCCACTAAAATCTCTAATAAATTTCCACTGTCCGAATTCGGATTCATGAGAATCTTGAATAGTTGGAATTAACGTCGGCTTATCTTCTATAAATAATTCTTTATTAACAGTTGTAATGGAATTTTCATTGGCTGATATAATAAAAAAATCTGGAATTTCTATTATTATATTAAATTCTCCTGCTTTGGCAGAATTACTAAACTTAACTAGTTGTCCTGAAATAGCCTTTGATGAATCTACAGTAGATTTTATAATAGTACTATCTCGAGCTTCTCCACCATATGATATATTTTTAGATTCTATTATTAATTGATCGCTTATATCACTTCTAAAATTATTAAATTGACTTTTATAAAATAAATTATTTTTTAAATTATCTTTTAATTTTATTTTAATTTCTTTTCTAGTTGGGGAAATTCCAGATATTTCATAAGAAAATTTCCTAGAAAATACTTCTTGATCTTCTATATCGTCTAGCATAACAATAGAATCCGTTGAAGATGGATCCGGAGTTTCAGTGTCATCTATTACTGTATTTTTATAAAGTTTCCCGCCGTTATTTATAACTTTTCCATTATAAAATGAAAAATTTTTATCTATTGTTCCTAATTTGTACGTTCCAGCTACTGTTCGTAAAAAATTATATTCTAACGTTATATCTCCAGTTAATACTCCAATTGAATTTACATAATTTGCCAAATTAATAGATAAATTATCACCAACTTCACTGTCAATTATAAATTTTTTGGTTCCTAATGTAACGCCATCGTTGGAAATAGCTCGAGCCAATATAAAATCTCTACCACCCAGACTATCAGATCCGGCGCCAAATTTTAATTGAGGGACTTCCGTCTCACTTTTAATGTTATCTTTTTGATTTTTTGATAAAAAACGACTCATTTATATTCTCATATTACTTTATCCAAAACCGCCGTCTGAGCTCCACCAGACCCTCCTGATCCACCACCAGAGGAAGTACTACTGGTAGAGCCAGTATTCCCGCGTGTTGTATTTGTTGATGATGTATTATTATCAATTGCGTTCTGATTTGCATCGATTCCACCATTAATATCATTTGTAGTTGCTTTTGTATTAATGTTACCAATCTCTTGAAATTTAGTTACTATTTTATCATTAACAGACGTTGGATCATATAATTTTCGTTTATGTGGAACCGCCACGTTAAAATTGCATGATCCACCGTCAAAATTTATATTAGTTTCAAAATCAAACCCATTTACATTTTGAAATAACACATAGTTTCCATTTTCATCCGTTGGCGGTTCATTGATAGTAAATGGAGCTGATAAATTATCTTCTTCTTTTTTTGTAGATACTAAATTCTGTAAAATTTCTTCTATCTTTTTAAAATACTCCATTTTAGCCTTTTCCTCAAGTCTACGTACGAATGGAGTATGTTCCATTTCTAGTTTATTATAGGGCATTATCTACTCACTTTGAATTTAAAATCACCACCATAATAATTTATCTGCTCGCCAGATCCACTTCCACTAACCATTTTATATTCTATCTGATAATATCTTTCAGCCTGTAACCCATTTAACCAAAGATTAAAATAATTACCTGTTGAGTCGCATGATAAATACGAACCCGATCCATATGGTACCATAACATCTTCAGTTAAAGCATCTTTTATTTGATAGTATGTTGATGCACTTGGTAATTGGTGCACCGATACGGTATCTGATACTGTCGTTGTAGAAAATGTTTTATCAGGATATCTTTCTCTAGCTACTAATTTAAATTTTGTTTTTGAATTTTCCTTATAATCAGGTCTAAGCCCTTTCATATAAAAAACTATATCATCTAATTGAGAACCACTTAATTCTGTAAGACTGCCCGTTGCCCAAGTCGAATCATTCCATTCTACTTCCAATTTTGGTTGATATATAGTATTAGTTTCTCTACTAAAAAATGCAAAATGACCATATTTTGTAGTATTTCCTTCTTCAACATTAGAATTAGAATTTCCAACGCTCCCACTTCTCTTTAACATAAATCCTTGATTCGGTATAGTACTATCCAACCATTTATTTACTATGTCTGTAACATCCATCCTCATATCGCCAGTCTCATATTCGAACGACTGTGAGGCTTCGTATCCACTTCCACTATACCAATTACCACCAGTATCATTTGATCCACTTATCCATTGTGTACCATCCGTTTCACCTACTCTGTATCTCCAACTAACACCTTCTGTATCTTTGGGATTGTCATGAAATCTTCCTTCACCACCAGTCCAAGATTGACTTACTGGATATCCATATAACGATTGAGATGTAGTTAAATTTGAAGAATTAGCGTCATATAAATTTAAATAGTATTTGGCGTTAGATGAAATAGTGCTGTTATGTACCGATTGAGATATAGTAGATATATCAAATTTAATTAAGATTCTAGATACATTTATCACACTCGCATTATTATTAGTATCTTTACGAATTTCTAAAATTTCATCCAATCCAGTATTTTGAGATTGGGTAACTGAACCTTCATATATGGTAGCATCTACTGATGGGTATTCAAAATAATGCATTATACGTCTCCTATTACACGGCCAATTATATCTGTATCTGAAAATTTCAATTCAAATATTGATGGATCTTTTGAGGGGTAAATTACTCCACTTTTTATTACTGTGGGATCTGCCAAATCATATACATTTCCAGAATATCCAGTTGATATATCATATTTATTTTCAAATACTATACTAGTACCCAATGGATTGGAATCTTCAGGTCGTTCTACCCCTAGAACCCCATCTACTTCTAATAAGCTAGATACCACTTCGGCAATAACTATTGGTTGATTAATCTGCCACCTATCTATGTTAAAAAATTCTTTCATTTTCTTTATAGACCTTAATAGTACTTCATTTTTATTATACCCACGATTCACCATAATATCATATTTAATAGCTATATTGATAACATATGCATCTTTTATATTGATAGCGTCAGTTACCATTCTAAATCTATTCAAATACGTTTTTAAATTATTTTTAGTTACTGTATTTAATTTAGTAAGTCTTCTACTAGAATTGTACCCAGCTAAATATAAATTCAATCCCAATTGATTTTTTGTAAAACTCACTTCTTCACCAGGCTGTGTAGTTATTTGCTCATCCTGTACAACATATGCTTTAGCTATATTACCAAATCTCTCTGGTAATGCATATACTCTAGTAATTATATCATCTTTAGTAACCATTCTACTCTGAGCTTGAAAAGACGCTAATGCATTTTGTCTTATCTCAGCTACAGATTCAACATCCATTCCTCCAGACGACGGTTCTTTATTTGTTAAATTTAAAGAATTTTTAACTCTGGATAATTTCACGGAGTTTAAATTGCCAGTAAATGAAGATATAACTTTACTAGCAAACGAATTTATATCTCCAGACCTAACATTATGAGATGTTCCTCCCCCATATGCGTATTTAATCGTAAGAGTGGTATTTGACGGCGCTTCTCCATATGCCCTAGTACTAGTAAAATTATTTGGATCAAATGCAATTCCCAATTTAGAAGGAGACCCAGGTAAAGATGAACCAACATTATCTGGATTAGGAATTAATTCTTCATCTGGTGTTACTTGAGTTCCAGCCCCAAATCTCAATTCTGTTTTTTTATCTGACTTCACATAAGTTCTAAATCTTTTAGAAGTCTTTAATCTTTTTAAAATATAAGGATTAGTACTGTCATATTGTACTAATGAAGAATCGTTTTCCGCTAAATTTTGAAATTCTGCAAATACCATATCTTGTGCCAAAAACGGAACCTCATACCAAGTATTACCATCACTATCTGATACTGAAAGTATATCAGTTATATTATCCTCAGATAAAACTATTTTTTCATATTTACTAGGACTCCCAAATGAAAAAGTTTCTTCCTTAGAATGTCCACTTATAGCATCAACAGTTTTATATAATCTCCAATATTCAATTGTCCCACTTGTCGATGTTTGAGATATTTCTTTTCTAACATTTCCCTGATCCACCTTAAAATTACAATCTGATAATAATCTAAATTCTACCCCCTGAATTGGAGAAAAAACTCTAGTATCAGACTTTATATTCATTGCATAATCATAATCCGGTTGAGTAGAATCATCAGTTCTAGACGGAACTTCTTGTGAAAATGTTATTGTCGTTAATGACGGTGATATCAATCGTGGGGTGTATCCCATAAATTGTGCTATATTATATATTTGATTTTTTTCCTCTGCATAAGGTAACAAACTTTCTTTAAACGTGACATCTGTGTAATATGCCATTACATCGCCTACATATGCAGCAGATTCTAAAAACATCATCCCAGGAGATGCTTCGTTAAAATCTTTATATGCATTTGGAAAATATGTTTTAGCAAATTCCATCAAATTTTCTCGTAAACTTGCAAAATCTCTGCCCACATATGATATGTCTTTTTTATAATTTGCCATATTTCTTTAACTCCTATTGGTTATACGTCACCACGGTAGTATTACTTTGAGTTGGATCTGTCACTAAACTAAAATGTATTTTAATATTCAGTCTATTTAAATCTTTATTTAAACTAGGTGATATATTATTAATTTTTATATACGGAAGCCATTTTGATACCGCCTCATTTATAGATTCTTCCGATTTGACCAATATATCATCGTCCATTTGTTCAAAATTTAGTTGGGATAACGAGCATCCAAAAGTGGGGTGTCCGAATCGCTCCCCAAATTTAGTTAATAGTAAATTTTTCAAATTGTACTCTGCCTGCTCTATGGTTGTGGATGTTTTATTAAAAAATCCACTAGTGCCATATTCTATGGGAAGCTTTACCCCTATAAATACATCGGGATCATTATCATATTCTCTATTAGATGCCATTATTTATCTTTGTTTATTACTTTCATTAAATCCGAATAATCTCGTGTTAGTGCCTTCATTATTCCGTCTGGAACATCACTCTCTTTAACTCCTGATGATCTAGCAGTCATTGCTGCGCCCAACTCTCTTTTAAATTCTTTCTGATCACCAAATTGACCACTTTTCATCGCAATCTCATTAGCCTTACTAGAATCGAATACATCACCGCCCATCAACGGGTAATCATCCCCAGTCGACTGTGGCAATCCACCCTTAGTTTCATTTAATACTCTATTTAATGCTTCATCCTTAGTATAACGAACTGCGGTCATTTTCGTTGGGGGTGTATTTGGTGTGGTAGATTTTTTAACTATATTGTTTTCTACCTTTTCATCAGAATACCACCCATTTTTAGGTATATTCTTTACACCCTCTTTAATAAATATACCGTTGACTTCTTTTTTCACTTCTTCTCGAACTACTTTTCTTATTATTTTTATTAGTTCATTTTTCTTCATGATTTATTCTCCTCCAGAAATATTTCTGTTCCATATCTATTTTGTATCACATAAATTTCCTCAAACGTGGTTCCCTCTAAAGTCTTTACCTCTTGCCTAAGTAACCATTTTACTTCATATCCTATTATCGCATGCACGGAAAAATCGGCAAAATCGTCTGTCATATCCACTAGTATTCCAGTTTCAATCTCACTGACATTTTCCATAGAACTCACCTGTGCTGACTGAATTTGTACACTGTCATACGCTACATTAATAGTAGCCCCGACAGACTCATCTAATAATTGACGGTGGCGCTCTGAAATTTCTGCATTATATTCATGTTGTGTAATTTTTCCACTAAATCCGCCTGTAAAGCCTGACGTATCCAGATCAACTTTCAAATATTCATTTTTTCTAACTTGAGCTGGGATATTTTTAGCCAATGAAGTTAAAACGGACGCGTCAGCGCGATAATCCATTTTTAATGTTTTAATATCTTGTAATATTTTTGACACCTCTTCTTCAATCGACTCTCCTATTTTTATCAATTTATTAAATTCAGATCTGGGCTTTAATGGATCTCCCATGAGTCCATTAGGCCACATTTTTTTAAGTCTTTCCATCTCCAGTATTTTTAATTCGTTCCGCTGATCTTTTTTTAAAATATACTCCACCATTATATTATTCATTTCTACTTCAGTCTTTACTCTGGTATCCAACCAAGGATCTTTCTTTACCCCAACACCTTTTATCGCCCACATCATGTTATTAGCCGCAGCATGCTCTAAAACTATAGCATATCGTTTTGGATCTTGATGGACAAAATCTCGCCAAGCATTTGCTTTGGGGGTGTTGCCCTGAATATAAAATATATAAGCATTGCCGGAATTTACATGCTCATTCCATTTTTTTTCCATCATTTTTTCTTCTTCTGTAGGTCTTCCTTCATTATGAGTAAACCCAGCTTTTATCATTTGGGCATTTTCTGTACTCAGAGTCACACCCTCAGATACAACGTTCTGTATATTATTCATAGCTCCGCCGGCTCGTTCCACTGATTCTGCCCCATCTTCTATAAGTTTGCTAGCTTCCTCATTAACTTTTACTTGAGGTCCTAACGGACCACTAGTACCAACCATTGAACCTAGTGCTATATCTTGCCCAGATTTAACAGATGTCAAAGAAGATTTTATATTTCTTATGGAATTCCTTATATCTTTAGTATTTACATCCATTAATCGCTTACCATATCTTTCAGATTCTATTTTTATTTCGGCCAATTCCGCGTCAGTCAATGATCCAACCCGTTGAGATTTCTTTAATTCTGCATTTATACGTCTTAAATTATCTAGTGGGTCTGACATTTTTTTTGATACTTTATTTACTGTATCATCAATCATTTTTCCTAAAAAAGTTTTTGCCATTAAATATCTCCGGCCTTTAATCTATCTACCGATATTTTTTTTATGTTATGATGTCCTGGAATCGCCCAATATTCTTTTAATTGAGATTTTAAGTTTATTAATTGATTCGTCACATCCAAAACATTTAATACTGACGCATTCACTGGATCTGCCGCAATACCTTTAATCATTTGTTCCAATAATTTAGTTATTAACTCTAAAACTTCAGTTAAAGTTTTGCCCAATACTGCTGGCTCGTTATTAATATAAACATTGGGAGCATTTATATATAATTCTGACGCACTATTAATATGTATGGGTTCATCTCTACTTTGAAAAATTAATTGATCTGAATTTATTATTACTTTATTACCTATAGTATTTGACATATTTTTAACATTTTCAACTACCTGAGCAGGAAAATCCAATGACATATTACTATCCAACAATATAGTAGATCCTTCATTATAAAAGGTGGAATGGAAAAATGGGAAAGAATGTATTTGACTTTGATGATTGCTCAATTTAATCTTAGGTTTAGCTTCTGTATGATCTAATGTGATGGTACTACCATATCTACTACCAATTATTTTCCCACCCTGTCCAATTATTTGTCTTTTTTTAGGAGATGATGGGGCATCATATCCTTTTATTCGTTTTTTTAATTCTTTAAGTAAATCATCTGGTAAATTTGCTTTCCCAATGTCTGGGTCATAATTAGAACCTAATCCGTCAATAGTTATTTTATCTAAATAATAATTTTTTCCAAAATATTTTACCACTATCACTATTTCGCCAGGTATAGGCAATTCAAAATTATCTACATCTATGGGGAAAGCGCTGGCAGGCCTGGGTATTTTTTTACCTTCACTATAAATAAATTTTCCAGATACCATCCCAAATTGAGACATATCGTTTTTTGCATCTTCTTCTTTATCCTTTACTTTACCAACTTGTAAAAAATCTATTTCAAATAGAGAAATTTTCTTCTCTTCCAAAATAGATTTTATCATATTATAAACGTCTAATTTACTCGGTATTCCTTTAGGTATATCATCAGGAGTTCCAACTGGATCACTAGATTTAAAAAATTTACTATTATCAATTTTTGAAATATTTGGCATATTATGATTCTACTATCTTTGAGGACCCGGATTCTACCTTATTATTAATCTCATCGGTGTATTTCTGTAAATCTTCTGCAACTGGTTTTAAAGATTTTAATAAATCTTCTTTTTCCGAATCAGATAGTCCGAATTCAGACTCACTGGATCCCTTTTGTTCACCTGATATTAATCGCTGAACTATTCCAGCCATTTTTACTAATTGATCATCATTTTTTACTTTAATGTCCAAATATTCTTTTATTGCTGGAATAAGCTGTACTGCAGTGTCACCATCTTTTATGAATGTTACCACCTCTCGTATCAGCACGTCCAGCTGTTTTTTATTGTCTGAAGAATTATTGTATATATCTTCAAACAAATCTGATAGCGATTTTTCTTTAAATATTTTGTAATCTGACATGATATTATTAAACCTATTTATTCATTTATAAATATAACTAATTAAAAAACCTTGTGTATATAAATATATAAATATTTCGGAAATATGCCAAGTTAAATAGTTATTTTAGTAGGGCATTTAGTCCCTTTTTCATAATAAACGGGAGAATAACCATGAAGGAAGTCGTAACAACAGTTAAAGGATACATAGATGATTTAGCTCATCTGATGTTGTCCTTTATTACCATAGGTGCTATTTCCGAAGTAATCTTCGGAACAGGCATTTTTGGTGTTAATGTTATAGGTAACCTGACGGCTATTATCGGTCAATTCGGCGAAGGCGGATTTACTGGTCTGGTAGCATTGTTGGTTTTGGTAGGTTTATTTCGTAAATAGAAATACTACCGAATAATAAAAAAAGGGAGTGATTTAATTGTCACTCCCTTTTCTTTTTTTATAGTTTATAGTTATATTGTAAATTATCCGAAAATTGATCCTGTATTAGATGTATTTATACTATACCCATCCTGGTATTCAGATACTAACTCATGATATTGTGATTTCATTTGATTAACAACTCTGGTTATATGCTGAGTATTAGATCCTGTCATTTCTCTAATGAGAATGTAAAGAGCCTTCTTATTAAAATTTTCTAACGTGTGACGTCTCTTAAATAATTCTAATACTGAATATGCTACATTCAAATCTTTTTTTCGTTTGAAAAAATTATTCAAATTATTGTCCCAGAATTCAACCATTTGCCCAACCAGATCATCATAATATTCAGCAACTTCTCTGGCTCTCTTCTCACCTTCTACACTTCTCTCAAAATCAAGAACATCAATATCAGTATGAGATTTCATTTTTTTATAATTATTATTATTATGAAGTATTAACCAATTTTTCCCAACTATTGAAAAATATGAAAAGGCTCTGCCTTTATCAGGATCAAACTTATTGATATTCATTAGCATAAATGCCACTACTTCATTTTTAACATCTGTTAATGGAACGTCAAAATAATAAAACTTAAAAGTATGAATCAAGTTTTCTGCCAATTTATCAAATGGAGCCGCGATATTTTCAGCATATATTTTATTTTTAAGTACATGATCGTCACTGGCATTATATCTAATTATAGCATCTTGGGCAGGTTTTCCAAAATACATTTTACTTTTCTTTTTTCGTTTCTTTTTTATATTTGGTTTAGTTGTCATTATTTTCCTCTTCTAATCCGGCTGCGTTTAATTCTGCAGTTATGTCTTTTAATTGTTTGAATACATCACCAGTTTCATCTTCTGATTCAAAAACTCCACGATGATCTATTGTTTGCATTTGTTTATATGCAATTTCAATTTTCCCAGTATAATCTTCTACCCAAGTTTCCAATCGTTCTGTTTTTTTCATAAGATTCCATACTATATAACAATCAATTATGAATGCTATGATAAAGATTCCTAATATTATTTCTATAATCATGATTTGTCTCCAAATAGTTCATCAAATAAATCTTTAGCTGAATCGCTCGTGATAGGTCTCTTCTCTTCAGTCGTATTCTCTGATGTTGTTTCAGGTATATCCAATTGTTCCTTAAATTTCTCCACTGCCTTTTCTTCTTCATCACGTTGAATAACTTCGCCCTGTACGTGATGTTGTTTTTCCGCTATAGTAGAAGACCAATCTGCAAAATGGACTATATAATGTAATATATTACGAGTATCTGATGGGCTTCTGAAATACGTTTCATTTCCAGCTTCAAACATACCGTCTGACATTTTAATTGCTTTCCATACTGCAGGACTTATTTTAACATTAAATTCTTGTAACATCCAAAGTGACCTATCAGTTACAGTCATATATTCTAATTCCGGATTTCTGGTGTAAAACTCTCCAAGTTTATTACGATGCCATTCTGATTTCTGTTCTATATAATATGGAATATCCAAATCACCCAATTTTCCCCAGTCATGAAAGGCTGCAGCTAAAAACACATCTGAATCTGAATGTATTACTTCTACACCCAATCCTTCAAAATGTTTTTTCATCTTTAGTGCCGTTTTAGCAACTCTAACGGTGTGATCTATAAATCCGCCAACGAAGCAATTGTGATAATCTAACCTACCAGATGCAGGAGATTCTACCAATCTACTCTCGAAATGTGATATTATTTTTTTGACCGAATCCAGAACTTCACCTTCAAGATGTTCTTCTACCATTCCTTCAAATTCTTTATATTTTTCTATTATTTGTTCAGTTGTTAATGTAACCATGATTTAACTCCAAAATTCATGTTTTATTGTGTTAAGTTTTTCGTTTCTACTTCTCATTTGATAATTCATAATCAATAATTCTGTTCCTTTATTTTGACTTTTGCCTCTTTGAGCAGAAGCTGGTTTTGTGAAATCTCGCAATTTCCAATTATATTTATTTTTAGGAAACCAATCATGTAACAAATTAAAATCATAGTAGGATAAACTAAATCTACCTTCTATATTTTTTAATACGTCTGCCAATCTTTTATGATCATCTGTGTCGAAGTCGTGTAACGAATAATAATTTTCTGTTTTCCAATATGGGGGATCTACATAAAAATATGTAGTTGGACTATCATATTTTTTAATCACATCCGCACAATCCATATTTTCTACATTGGTTATTTTTTTCAATTTTTTAATAACGATTGGATTTTGCAATCTTCTGCGGAATGCATCAAATTTAGAATTATATTTTCCTTGTAGGTCAATATATTCTCCTAGCTCAGGATTCAATCCTGAAAATATTTGAGTTACTATATAGGCATATTTCATACCATACTCATAGTCCGGAATTTTAATATCAGATATATTTTTATTTTCAAATACATCTTTTTTATATTGATAAAATAAATCGGAATCTTGGGCTATAATGCCCACCATAGAATCTAAAAATTTAGCTGGGTTTCTACAACACCCAAATAAATTAGTCATATATCTATTAAAATCATTATATACTACGGTTTCCAGTACTGGGTTTTTATAAAAATCTCCATTGACATATACCCAATATGCTCCACCGAACACTTCTACGTAGGTTTCTATATCATTTGGAATATAACCGCCGATCCAATCAGCCATACGATTTTTTCCGCCGATGTACGAAATCATTATTTACAATATTCCAATTTAATTAACATACCTTAATTTACAACATTTTTTTACTAAAGTCAAGTATTATTTATTAGTTCACTTTATAAACCAAATCAGTTTTTTGTATTTTAGCTGACGTGAATTTATATGGTTTAGTTCCTGGCGATTCCAATATATCAACTCTGTTGACCCATCGCTTGTTCATTGTATCTCTAACTTGATAAATACCATCTTTTATATCGGTACCTTGAAGTAAAATAAAATCACCATAATCTAACCATCCACCCCATCGTTTCAGAAGATTTCTACTCACCGCTATAAATTTATAATTGGACGCATCTTGCGTCCTAATACGCGTTCCATCTGCGAGAATGTTCGGTGTAGAATCAGTCTGTCCACGAACTGGTTGATACATAGTTACTATCACGGCCATTCCTTCACTTCTAAATTTAAGAAGTTGGTTTGTAAGTAATTTATTTTCTTCTTTAATTATTTCAATTAAAGAATTGTAATTTCTTTTATTTTTTTGCATCATATTAACAGAAACGTATCCATTAATCATGACTGTAAAAATAATAAAAGCTAATACACTTTTACTATTAAATAGTTTAATCATTTTACTGCTTTGAAAATTCTATTGATGCTTTCCTATATCCAGTAATTAATTTTTTTAATTCACCTATTGCCAATCTAGCTCTTTTACCTGCTGTCTTATTTCCGGTTGTAGAATAATCATCATGATTTGATTTAAATTCTTCATACAACTCATCAATTTGACCATTAATTGTTTTTAATTCAGTCATTTTTTTCTCCCGTTTAATATAAATATCTATTTATTTTTCTATTATTGATTATTTTTTTAGTGGAGCCGGGCGGAATTGAACCGCCGTGTTCTCTGTTTTCTTCGTAAAGTCATTCACAACTTAGTTAGTTTCAAATCGGTAGAAACCAACAAACCACCATCGAGTTCGTAACCTCGACTCCGACAACATATCTCTGTGTTGCTCAGGGATAGTTTCCACTAAGGTAGGATTCTATCTCACCCAACCGCTTGTCTAACTTTTTTTATGCTTGGGTGCTAGACAACCCAAGAACTTATGCGTAAGCGTAAGTTGGTTGGTAATCCAGTATAGGTTCAACAAAATTGTCAAATCCCATTTCAGTATTGGCTAAATGCCAATCTATTACCAACCCTTGTAGCGAATTATCGCTATTTAGGTTTGTGAGTCTTTTTTTACGAGTCTTACTCAAACTCTGTTGCACTTCATCGTCAAATAACATGAATCGATTCCATTTCGGCCCCATGTTTTACTTATCCAGCGGAAGTAACGTTCTTCGCAACTGGACCTTGTGTACCTTCTCCGATTTCAAATGTAACTTTTTGACCTTCTTCTAAAGTCTTAAAGCCGTCTGTTTGAATTTCGGAAAAATGTACAAAGTAATCTTTACCATTCGATACTGAATCTGCTACAAACCCGTAGCCTTTTTTAGTATCGAACCATTTTACTGTTCCTGTGTTCATCTTTGTTCCCTATTGTTATTCATTTTTACCATTCTTCTACATCTAAATTACCAAAAGATTCCTCTGATATAACTCTAATATGATCAATGGATTCAATTACCATATCCCAATCTTCGAGCTCTACAGCTTCTTCCAATTTATGTAAAATTTCTTCTAAGTCCATCAACTGTCTCCAATATAATTAAATTAGCAAGTCTTGTATTAAGTATTAAGTAAGTGAGGTTTTGCTTCAGTAACTCCCGCATTCGTAACTTCTATTAATTCTACCTTAGAATGAAACTCAAACATATCGTTAGCGCCAACATAACTGAAAGCACTACGAATTCCCTCTTGTATATCTTTAAGGATTCTCTTGACTTTTCCTTTGTACGGTATAACTTTATGATTTCCTTCAACATTTTTATCATCACCTCTATCGTGTTTTGAATCTAAAGAGGCAGAACCTCTATATTTTTTACATAACATTTCATTAGGCCACTTGCCTACTTTTTCTATTTCGCCTGGAGTTTCCTTTGTACCAGATAAAAGAGAGCCCAACATAACCGTATCAGCCCCGCAAGCAAGCCCTTTACAGACATCACCAACATTACGAATGCCACCGTCAGCAATAACAGGAACACCATAGGTATCTGCAACAGATACACAATCAATAAGGGCAGTAACTTGAGGAATTCCCACACCCGTTCTAATGCGTGTTTCACATAACGATCCGTTTCCAATTCCGACTCTAATCGCGTCCGCTCCTTTTTCACATAAGTATTCACACGCTTCTCCTGTTGCAACTGAGCCAGCAATGACTTCGATGTTTTCCAATCTGGTTTTAATTTTTTCAATTGCGTCTCCTACTAATTTATGATGCCCATGTGCCACATCTATAAGTAACACATTACATCCACTTTTAACTAATTCTTCGGCCCTTTCTAAATAATCTCCAGTAACTCCTATTGC